ACTGTCTCGATCATTTATTCCGCTCCATCAAGCTCGTAACACATCAGAATGAGTTCCCGGTTGCGTTGCTTCGTGTTGAGTACAGCCTGAATTTCATAGGTGTGAACTACGCCCGTTGTTGCTTCCGTGTAGACAATGCGCTGGTTGGCAGCAACGACTACGGAAGATGTCCACCGGCATGTGATCCTGTGAGTGACCTTCGACATAAACTCAGCAGTCGAATAGAGAAGCTGTGAAGCCTGAATGTCGATGCTTGCCCACGCTGTATAGACCGTCGTCCACGTTTGCAACTCTTGGCCGAACGAGTCCTGCGTTGTTGTTTGGCTTTGAATCTGTATCCGGCGATTTAATTTGCCACTCAGCATGTCGCCGCCTTACCGATAACTAAACATGCGAATCCGCTCTGTATCGAGTAGGGCATTTACACCCAGCGGGATGTTCTTGAGGCTGAGTTCCGACACCTCTTCGCGATGCTCATACCAGTGCGAGACAAGCAGCAGGATTGCCATGACAACTGTTTGTGGGCAGTTGTTGACCTCTACGCCATCACCGAAAGAGCCAGCGACGAAAGTAATCTTGACGTTGCCCGGAACAAAATTAGGAGTCTCTGGCCAGATGTTTCCCCACGAAGGAGCAATGCGACCGGGCGTGGATGTCGTGTCCACGTTGTATGCAGTCGAAGCAAGCGTCTGCGTCTCGCCAGTTCCGTCAACGTAAGTGATGGAAGTGACGGAGACGAGGCTTGCACGCGGCATGTCAATCGTGAGCCTGTCCCAGAAGAAGAATGGGTAGTCGGAACGTGCAGCAGGGTTCAGCGTTTCCTCACCCCATGAGAGTGGGAAGAAGTCCAGCGTCCGCCTCCATGTTTGATTGAAAAAAGCGCGATGAGTATAACGCTCACAGTATTGACGCGCTGCTGTGATATAGACAGCGAACAGAGCGTCGTCATCCGTGAAGTCCACCCTGCATTGCTGCTTAGCTTGTGCAAGCGTGACCGGCTCAGCTACAGGCGGTGTTACGAGTTGTAAGGATAGGCCAGTCATATTATTTAGGCTCGGACAGCTTTCTCACGCTTTGACTTCGGCGGAGTTGGAGGAATGAATGTAGGTGAGCCAGTAAGTGTCCAGAGTTGAGCTTTGCCTTCGGCGATCCACTTGTTAGCGATGTCATCTGCAATGTCCAGTAACTCGCCGGTGATGAGCGGACGGGGCGATAGCTCAGATAGGAAGGAACGTGTGATGCGAATGTGCATGGTGTCTCTTTAGATAAGTTGGGCAGGGCGGCCCAGTTTCGACCCGCCCATTCCAAGGTTGTTAAGGTTGTTTACGAATGGGTTGCCAGCTTGAGAATCGGATGAGTCCCAGCGTCCGTGCTGGCTGCCCCTACGCGTCCATACGCCAAAAACGCTACTTCAAGATAATCCGCGTACCTCTCGTCCAGGCGCCGAATACTTAAATCACCATCGGTGCGGAGCAAGTAACCCTGCTCAAAATCTCCGTACAGGATTCCTGTATTGCCAGCGACGAAGGCGCTTGGAAGCTGCTGATTGAGAACAATGGGACGCCCAAACAGATGGTCCAACACACCCGAAGAAGGATTCGGGATGAAGATCGGACGGCCTAGTGTGTCCTTGAGTCCCATAATGAGAGCGCGGGTGGTGGAACTCATCACCCACGAAGCATTGCCTTCATACGCTGGATCAAGTGCGCTGTAAACGAGGTTGAGGTCGTCAAAAGCGACTGTGCCGGATGCAGCAGTGGTACCACCTAGAGTTGCACCAGTTACGATAGAAGCAACATTGCTAGAGTTACCATTGGTAATGAGGTATTCCAGACCACGGTAGTACCGCATTGCGAACTTCTGCTTAATCCATGAAGCCACATCGAACGATGCATCTTCGAGTTCTTGGAATGACGCCTTGACCATAGTGGCCACGGTGTCCGTGTTCATAATGAAACCAGAAAATGTAGGATCGGTGTCAGTCAACTGTGTACCTTCGCCGCCTGTAATCGTGACGAGTGTGTTCCCTACGTCATTCGACATACCGACCTTGATTGGTGCGCCGTTGTTGTTGGTGACCTTCTTACCAACGATGCTTACCGTGTTACCGATGAGCTTCTGAGCATCTATGATTGTTTGATTGAAGAGCTGTGGAATAACCGCACCTGTAGAGGTGGTGGTCAAGTCACGTTTTTCACCAGTGCGGATATAACGCTCGAAAGCGCGAACTTCACGGTCGCTCTTCTCGCGAGTCTCAGCTTCAGACGCAGCCGGAGTTCCACGCGGGGGCCGTACAGTCTCACGAGTCTCAGCTTCGTACTTCTCAAGTTTCTCAGCGGTAGCGATGTCCTGCTCTAGCTGCTCTACATCTTTGACCATGCGGTTAGCCTGGTCACGTTGCTCAGCGGTCACGGAATCGCCTAGCACGAGCTTCTGTGCGTCGGTAATCAGCTTTGTCCGCTGTTCTTTCATTTGGTTGATAGTCATTAGTGCTGTCCTTTGCACACGCGTGTGTGCAGTAAGCCCAGATGGGCATTGATTGGGGAATAAATTGCGGGCGGTGCAGGACAACACTCGCCTCAGGCGAATGCTTCACAGCGGCGGTCGAATCGGTTTGCGGTTGGGCGCACAGCGCGGGGCTGACCGTTACGACTGCGAACTTGGGTGTTATTTGCTCTTGAGAGCCAGGAGCTTCAGGCGAATCTCCATCGTGGCTTTCCATTCGCAAGTGTCATCAGCGGACACGTCGATGTCGCGTTCGCTCCGACATGACGCACAGTTCAAGTCGTCACAGTCGGGGTTCGTGCAGTTCTCACAGTCTTCGCCATCGCTGTCTACGCAGACATCACATAGGCACTTGCAGTCGGCGTTGCGCTTCTCACGGATCTTGCTGCGAATCTCTTTCGGTGCGGAGCGGAGACTGATAGAGGTTGATGGATATGCCGGGGAGCTTGTCACGGTGATTTCAAACAGGTCTACATCCAGCAGTGTGCGGATGTAGCGTCCGTCAGAATCTTCTGACCAAACATCGCTGATGCAGACGAACCCAAACGACATCCCGGTTATGTCCCCACGTTCCACAAGAACGATGAGGTCGTTTGCTGTCGTGGTGTCCGGGAGAACACAGTCGAACTTGAGGCCGGTCGCATCTACACTCAGCGTCAATGTGTTGGAGGTCGTGCGACCAAGAACAGCGGCGGTGTCGTGCGCGTATAGACAGAGAACATCGGGGTTCTCTTGCAGCGTGCGTGTGAATGCAGTAGGTGCAACCAGCTCTGCCCAGCCACCCATGTCCACGCTGGCTGTGTTGAACACTGATGCATAGCCAGACAGAACACGTTGCCCATTGTCGTTGGTTGCAACACGCAGTTCGCGTGCTTGGATGACTCTTGTCTCATGTTTTGGAGTTTGCTTATTCATTGTGTGTCTCACTTACGGTCTGTTCAGCAGCGAACGCAGCTACATCTCGTGCGGTGTTGATGACGACGGACCTGACGGCCTTCGTGAACTCAGCCCCGGCGTTGGCGTCTACATCTGTGTCTGTGTAATCTGCTGCACGCTTGGCCATCGACCGGCAAACTGTTTCAATGTGCTTGTCAATTCCTGAGTTCGGCATCACAGAAATGCCGTTCTTACTCATGGCAGCGCCTTGTGCAGCTTCAGCAATCGAGCGCAATACTGGGCTAAATAGACCGGAAATAGTGTCGTAATCTCGTTTATCTCTTTTGCAAAGGCGTCCGAATGCATCTCGATAGATCGTTAGATATGCAGATGTATAGCGACTCAACGCGGAACGCTCATCGGGTGTAGGTGCGGCGTCAGTGTCCGGTGTAGTGTCTTCATCCGGCTTAGCGTCACTGAGCAGTGGCTGATCTTGAATAGACTCTGTGTCGAGCAAACGACGAGAGTCTTGCATATTGACCGGACACCAATATGTGTCACCCTCCGGTCCAATCGGATTCTCGCCCAACTTGGCTCGAATATCGTTGGTGGAGAACCATCCCCATTGTTTACCGGCGGTAAATCCAGCAGCTTGCGATTCAATGTCTCCGCGTAGTCTTTCACTTACGTCGAACTCGACCACGAACCGGCCAGAGTTACGACCAGCAGTGGAAAGCAGCTTGCGTGCAATCTCCGACTCCAAGCGACTCAGATATGGACGGAGTGTGTCTGTGACGAATGTCAATGCTTGCTGCTCTGCGTTTGCATTGCTGAGCTTGCTCGTGTCACCAATGAGGTGAGGTGGGACACGGAAGATAGCGGCAATCTCGGTGCGTTGATACTGACGAATCTCTAAAAACTGTGAATCTTTGTTGCTAAGCCCGACTGGGGTGTAAGTCCATTTGCCCGGAAGGAATGCGGTGCCGCCCTGCTTG